ACGACCTAGTAGGTCAAGCAGAAGCTCCGTCTAATCTGTACACAGGTAAGAGCCAGACGGCTATGAAGTGGTTAAGTGGTGCGTTCCACGGTGCAGAAAAGTTTAACCGTGAGATTGTTGCGATGTCCTCGTTTGATTTAGCCTACGAGAAAGCTAAGGCCGACGGCTATACAGACGCAGCTGCGTTTAAGAAAGCGGTGGATACGGCTAAGGATCTGACGTACAAGTCGATGTTTGACTACTCCACGCTGAACAAACCACGCTATTTCCAGCAGCCAGCGATGAAGGTTATCCTGCAATTTAAGCAGTTCTCCCAGCAAATGACATACCTGCTAGCTAGAAGTGCATACGACTACATCGGTAAATCCTACTCTGATAGCGAGTTAAAAGACATCCGCTACAGCATCTTAGATGACCATACTAGAAATAAGCCAGGTTTAGCTCCGTTAACTGAAGCTGAGTTAGATGCTGCTGTGCAGCAATATGTAAAGGATGTTAGAACAGAAGCACGTGACCGCCTTGCTGGAACCCTTGGTATGACGGCTGTGTTTGCTGGCGCCTCTGGCTTGCCAATGTGGTGGGCTGTGTCTGGAATTATGAACGCTATGCACGCTGCGTTTGGCGACGACGAAGAAGAGTGGGATTTTGACAACTGGTTTAAGAACTGGACTAATAGAACCTTCGGTGGCTTTGTTGGCGACTCCATATCTAGGGGTGTGGTTTCTCAGACCCTCGGTGCTGACGTAGCCAGCCGTTTAAGTTTGAACGATATGTGGTACAGGGATGCACGTAAGAGCGCAGATGAAGTTACTGCAGTGCAAAATATGCTGGTCAACCTGCTTGGACCAAGTGCTGGTTTGTTGATTAATGCTGCAGAAGCCACCAAACAGTACAACGATGGGCATATCCAGCGGGCACTTGAGACTGCTACTCCAGCCGTGATTAAGAACGCTCTAAAGGGCATTCGTCTAGGCACTGAGGGTAGGGCCACAACCATTAAAGGCAACGAGCTGGTAGGCGATGTTACTGGATACGAAGCCTTGCTACAGGGGTTAGGGTTCTCCCCAGAGCGTGTGGCTCAGCGCCAGAAGTCCAATATCGAGATGAAGAACGCTGAGCAAAACATATTGAACCGTCGGCAGGCTTTGCTTGATGGCTTCTTTATGAGTGTGGACAACGGCGACGATGACATGAGAGAGCGTGTAATCGACAAGGTAGCTAAGTTCAACGCTGCTAACCCAGGAGTAGCTATTTCTGGCAAAAACCTAACCAACTCGGTTAAGACCAGAATGAAGTTACGTGCAATGGCTGAGGCTACTGGTGGTATGTCTATCAATAAGAAGCTGATTGGGCAGCTACAAGACATGGCTGACTGGGGCAACCCAGAGTAAAAAAACCCCGCTAAGAAGCGGGGCTAAAGTAATTCAAGGAAATAAACGAATGTGCAGTGCTCTCCACTGCATGGTAATGATACTACCGAATACGCCAAATGCGCAATCCGATGATGCCCTTCTCAACCACAATCTGGGTTTTTATCTTGTAACGTAACCTTTTGGTGGTCCTCTTAATCTGCGCTAAGGCAGCCTCTTGATCCAAGCAAGGGATAAAGAACGAGGAACCCACCACAAAGTTCCGCCAGTTAACTCGAAAGTCCAGCCCGTGGATCAGCATCTGGTGCTTGCGTAATAGCTTCTAACGGGTTAGCCCCAAAGTGGTGGCTGCTTAAGTCAAATACGTAGGTATCTACAGGACCTGACACGATCTTAGTACCCTTGGACAGACGCTTCTTAACCAGACCCAAGTAAGCCTTGTCGATTTCCAGAGCCTTTAAAGTTTCCTTCAGGGTAATCTGCTGCTCAGAACAGTAAGCCCGTAGCTGCTTAGCGTTGATAAACATCTTCTTAGTATCAGGCTCCATGCGGATGAACAAGTCATTGAACTTAGGCTCAACCAGTGGCAGTTGCTCCATGCCTGACCTAGCATCAGCTTCGTTGTTAATTACCAACACTGCAGCACGGTGCTCGTTCATAAACTCGTTAATTACGCTGGCAGTAAGGGTAGCAGTCGGTGCCTTAATCTCGGTGCGCATTACCTTAACTTCAGCAACAATCCAGTCAAACACCCGCTTGATGTCAAAGTTAATGATGCCTAAATCTTTAGCAATCAGAGCACCAGCAATATTACAGGCGATAGTTGCAGACCAGAAACGCTCCCTGCTTGTTAAACCAATAGCCTTATCTAGCTTCTGCTGAATCTGCATTACTGCATCGATCGCTGTTTCTAAGTTACCGACAAGGTACTGAGCATACTCAACACCAGCATGACCATAGTTATCGTACAAGCGGTTAAATATTACGTCGGCTTCTTCCTTAGTTAGGTTGCCAGTCAAGTCAATACGGTACTCAAGTAAGCGCATGAACTCGCCGTCAGGTGTAGCCTTTAAGGATGAGAGCTTGTCGTAGAAAGACGCATTGGAAGAAGTAAGCGCCATCGTGCCCCACTTAGTGGAGTTAATACGCTCGGCATTCTCGTGCTGCTTCATACGGTTCTTGCCACGGCCTTGTGAGATGCTGTAAGCCAAGTCAGAGAAGTGGTCTCCAGACAGCTTTGTGATCTCGTCGATAGTTACAGGTAGGTTGTTCATTACGCCGAGCCGATGGATCATCGAGTTCATTGTGTCTTTCCACTGCAACATAAGTTCTTCTGGGTGGCCCCAAACACTGTTGCACATCTTCAGAACTGTGGACTTACCTGTACCTGACGTATTGTTAATCAAGTTAATGATGGCACCCTTGAGGTTCAAGTGCTTGAGTAGCGGTGCACCAAACGCTGTAAAGAAGCCAAACGCATGTGGCTCAAACCCTGGCTGGTCGTATGTATGTACAGTCTTCTTCCACGCATCGTAGTCACCTGTAGGTTTTAACCACTCAGCCAATGACCCAGTTGCAGTTGAAGGTGGGCTATACGATACTTTTTCTGCTGATATTTCTTGTTCACCAATGATGAACTTAGTATCTTTGTCTGCCCAACCAAATTGTGTACGCATTACTTCTACCTCCGCTGAATGTTGTAAGTTTTTAGCCGACGATATGATATAGGACATAATCGACTCCATTTGTTTTTTGGGTCCATATACCCCGTGATAACCTAACGTATCACGTAGCTTGTCAGGTGACATTACATCTGTTGCTGGCATGGAGAACTCCCGCATACCGTCTTTAGGTAAGTGCAAGCGTAGCCAGATTGACTCGCCCTTAGCTGGATCATGCAGACGCTTAACGATATACAGGTCGTGCTCGTAGATATTTATTGCATCTTTGCCGCCGTCGTCGTCCCGAACCTCAATGTATACCCCACCGTTTTTACCTCTGAAATACGGAAATGGATACGCTGGAATATCGAAAGTTTCTGTGCCCTCCTCAGTCTTTTCCACGACCGTGTTACTTTCCGCAACAGCGATTTCTGATCCGAGCTGGATCGGCGACGAAATCTTCCCCTTATTTGGGCATTCATTACATCCCGCAGGGTTAATTTTTTGGAAGGTTTCGCAAGTGTATGGGCCCTTCGTCTGGTTGGCCTTCCTCTCCGTCGTAGTCGGATCATATTCCGGATGATTCGATGAGATCTTGTGAATGGCTTCATCTTTGTCTACGCAGTGCGCTGCTATTGACAGCCCTGCCCTCCATAATGGTTCTTCGATTGAATCTTGGTTTACTGCAATATTCTCAAGCTGTGCGCAGCCTTTACCGTCCATCGTCTTGAGCATGATGGTTTTGAATCGGCTTATCTTGTTGCCCATCAAAGCTTGGGTCATCTCATTAAGCTGACGTGGCATCCAGTCAGGTGCAATCAATACACCGATAGTCTGCTTAATACCCTCGTACTCAAGCTCAGGTGCCATAGCCAGTATCTCAACAGGCAGTGGTGGGTCTTCTTTAAAGTTAAGCGTCTCAGGTACACGCAGAATAGAAGCATTGTCGGCAGTGCGGGATGGGTCGCCTAAGAACTCATGCTGTTCGCACAGTGCTTTCAAGCGCTCAGCAACGGGCTTCCATTCCAAACGAGTAATTGTTTTGTCTAATAACCAATACGCATGAATGCCACGACCAGAATTAACCACGCATGGCAATGGCATTCTGATAGCTTTACAGAACTTTTTGAGTTCAGCCAGCCCCGTAGGTTGGTCTATGTACCCTTTACCTGTGGCAGCTTTGTCAATACCGCAGTCGATGTCCAACCAAAAGGCTTTAATACGGTCGCCGTTCTTCTGTATGCGCCCGTCAGTATTGTTTACGTACTTTGCACAAGCAAAGTAAACATCACATTTTTCTTGTAATAACTCATCAACCTTGGCGGCTACATCCACCAGTGTTTGGTGAAAGGTCTGCTTTGGCCTAACCTCGTCTTGCCGTAAACCGACTATGCAGTAATACCCATCCCCTTCGGGAGGCAGAACCGCTGTCAGTAAGTCTGTTGTCGCCATATACCCTCGATACCGAAAAAGATAGGACAGCAGGGGGATCGGCACTCCCCTCTTCGCTCCGTCGAGCTAGCTGTCCCTGTAGGACTTAAGACTTAGCTTTTGCCAAGTACTTTTCTATTTTTTCAACTTTGTCTTTGTGCGGCTGTGACGCCCCAGTAAACCACTGATATACAGACATTCGAGATACCCCGAACTGTTCAGCAACCTTAGATACAGGGATGCTGTTTTTTATGCAGTATTTACCAAGCCGAACCCCAGGCAATCTGGGATCGGCATTTAGGTTCGCTGTGTGCAGCGCAAAGCTGTAGCCTCTTAAACTCATTCGGCTTCGTCAGTTGACCAGTCACCCATTACGGACTTCAAATCAGGCTTAGCTTTAGGCTCGACCTTCTTCTCTGCACGCTTGGTTGGCTCTGCAACTTCCTCTGCTTCTTGAGCTGCTGGGGCTTTAGCTGCTGGAGCAGGTGCCTCTAGCTTTGGCTTGTTGTCACTAGAAGGTACTGACATAGTGATGGCGTTTTTAGCAGCAGTGGATTCACCTTGCGTAACTGCAGCTTCCCACTCATGCTTTTCTAAGAAACGAACTGGGCGGAAGAACAACTTACCAACTGTTGAGTCCTCATCAAAGCGCATCTCAGTAACCAGTGTGTTTAAGTTGTAGCCTTGTGTGCCAACATACTTAGCGTACTGATTGAAAGGCATGTGCTCTAAATCGCCGGGGGCTTTCATATCATAGAAAATCGACTTGGATTGCAATGTCATTTGATAAACATCGCCGCCTAAATCACTAGCTAATGCAACCGCAATACGACGGTTCTTACGGCACGCTTTAGTAGCTCCTTGACCAGAACCATTAATATCTTGTGGGCAACCAACACAACTGCTGTGCTGTGGCTCTTTGACAGATGGGTCTGGCTTCTCACCATCGTTCGACCAGCAATCAGGCGGAGCTGCATCGGCTTTTGGATCCCATGCCTTAACATAGAAAGTTCTTGAGATATGCTTGGAAGCATTAACAATAACAACCTCCAACTTGTTTGTTGGGGTCTTTGAAATCTCAGTGCCATTTACTTTAAGCACGAACTTGTTTGCACCGAGCGCAATGCGCTTAGTCTGATTGTCGCCACCGCCAGCAAGGGCTTTAGTGACATCATCTAGTTGAACTTCTTTTAGGTAGTCTGGTAATTGATTATTAAAAAGGGCGACGTTACTCATTTGCTTCTCCTAACTGTAATTGCGTATGTGCTATCCACGTTTAGACCGGCGGGATGCAAATCCGGATTCTCCTCCAAGAACTGCTTCATGTTGGATTGTTGAATTCTTCTTTCTAATAACTGAGGTGCTTGGTGCTCAAACATAAAAGCATAGAAGCGCTCCCAATCATTAGTTGTATATCTGTTCTTCACTGTACGAATGGCTGTGCCATGTTCAGTCTTGATGCTAGTAGCACCAGTTTCTTTGCACAACTCAAGAATGCTTTGCTCGATGACATCAAGTTGATCTTGGAGCTCGGCTTCTTTAGCCTCGGCTTCTTTGCGGATCTTGTCTCGTGCATCACGAATTTTGATATAGACGCCAACTAGCTTATCTATATTGGCGACTGGTGCTACCGCTTCGGTATCTGTGGTCATTTCGTTTTCCTTTAATTAAATACAGGTCTGTGCCCGTTAATAAATACTACAACTACTTATTGACTGTGTCAACTACTTCTTGTTTATATAAATCAATTATTTTTGTGTGAATATCCAACTTATTTTGCAACATATTGTAGAGCCTTGTCTCTACGGGACTTCCCTTAATGTGCACGATAGTCATCTTGTTCTTCTGCCCTTGACGGTCAATACGTGCATTGGCTTGCAAGTAAGTCTCTATAGATGTCACTGGTGCATACCAAATAATAGTATCTGCTGCCGTTAGTGTGACACCGTGTGATGCAGCTTGAGGCTGAATGAGAAGCACATGTGGGTCGGTCTGCTCTTGAAACTTTTTAAATATCTCAGTTCGTTTGTTGACGGGGACGGCTCCGTTAATAACTTCGCAGACAATACCTGCCCCTCTCAAATGGGTTCTGAGCAGTTCTATTGTATGCGTGAACGGTACAAAGACAAGCACTTTATGGCTAGCTTCTTCAATAACTTCTTGCACCACCCGTAACCGATTAGAAACATCAAATTCAACAATAGAACCGTTGTCAGAATAAACAGCGCCACCACTAATTTGAAGCAGTTTATTAAGATTAATAGCGGCATTAACTGTCGAGACCTCTTCGCCCGCTGCCACCATGAGCATGTCTTTCTTGAGCAGCTTGTAGTATTTCTCCTGTTGCGCAGTAAGGGGGGCGTCTCTGAATACATGGGTGACCTCTGGTAAGTCTAGGCAATCGTTCTTCTCGTAACGAATTGCTGGTTGTAGGGCATTAAATACTGTCTGA